GTCAAGTCCTGCCATTACTTAGCTCCCAGCGGATATGTCTTTCCGCTTTGTAGGTCTATGTGCTTACAGAATATGTTGGTATCTACAAGGAAGGGATACTTCCTTTTAGCTATGTTCTTCCAGCCTGAACGTTGGAGGACCTTGTCACGGATGACCCGGTCACACCAGTATAGGTCTGAGGTGCCGGAGGCTAGTTTCATGCCACCGGTCTCGGGGTCTGTCCAGGACTTAGCCGGGGTCTCGAATACCTTCTTTACCTTCTTGCCGAAGCAGGTCATGTATTCAGGGGACTCATCACTCATCAGTTGAAGAAGGGAAGTATGTATCAGGAGACACCCTGTAGGTACACCATCAGCCCATACCATGTTGCCACGCTTCCAGTCGGTGAAGCAGGAGTTACCTCGGCCTTTGTAGATGAGGGGCTCGGGGAAGTTTCCCTTGGCAAAGTAGAGACCTGAGATGACAGGGGTCTTGGCTTCACGCATGTGCTGGTTGAGTCTCAGGAATGTGTCTGGGGGTATCAGGACGTCATCTTCCAAGAGGAATAGCCATTCAGCTTTCGACCTCAGTGCGTCCATGACAGCTACGTTCTGGGCGTCGGCTACGAGATATCCCATTGGGAAGGATTGGACATAGCTGTAGAAGGAACCTGAGTTAGACCAGTTGCAGGGAGTCACTGCTCCCCATCTGCACTGAGCCCACTCAGCTCGGATGATACCAAGGGTAGGGGTAGCTATGTACATCCGAATACGGATGGGTCCCTTATCCTCGTTCCTGATTACGGATATCAGTTCATTTCTTGGCTTCAAGTAGTGCCTCCAGACAGCCATTCAGGGAGTAGTCATTGCGGACAAGTCTCCATGGTTTAGGCTTGTAGACATTGTATAATGGGTACTTCGGGTCGAAGTACGTGAACGTGGCCTCGTTGGGTCCCATGTAATGGGTAGGGTCCTGCCAGTTGCCGAAGGAGCCTGCATAGGGGGAGGAGAGAAGAAGCTGTCCGTCCGGCTTCATAATACGGTGCAGCTCATTCATCACATCTATCCTATACTTAGGGTCAATGTGTTCCCATAAGTGGCTCATTAGAACCATGAGACACGTGTTCTTTGGTATCGGGTATGGAAACACGGTCACGTCGTGTACAATGTCCACGTTGGGCAAGGGACGTCTATCCATCGTAACAAAGTTAGGTTGACGACACTCACCACATCCGAGGTCCAACTTGATGCCAGACTTGGATTTGAATATGTTCTTCTTCATTACGCCGTCGCAAAGCGTAGCTGATAGGTCAGGTTGAAGTCCTGGGCTGTGGTCATCTGACTGCCTATGAACGTAGCAGCAGCGACCATCGAACCGGCACTGTCAGTCTTGTACAGTCCTGCCGCACCTATTGTCAGGGTGTCGGAGTTATCCGAACCTGCGAATGAGGCTGTGAAGGTAGCTGTACAGGTACCTGATGTTGACGTTGAGACTGCATTAAGCTCGTTCTCACGGTCTACCAAGTCTGTCTGTGTCATGTTTACCGCTGCTGTCTGCTCACCTATAGCGGCATAGCCTACTGATACACCAGCTCCTGTAATGAAGTCAGCGAAGTTGGTCAGGCCATAGTTGGTGGCCTTATTCTGCTTCCATCCGGAGTCGCCTACTATCCTGCCGGCCTTATCGACCAGCTGGCCCCGTAGGAATCCCCGTATCCTTACTCCCGTCTTCTTTCTTGCCATCCTCATCTCCTTTTGGTTGTGACGCTACTAGGCTACCTTTTACCATTATATGCTTTGTTAACTTACATATTACTTTGTCACTCATTCTTAGTCCGTCCATAACCCTCCTATAGAAGTGTCAGTATTCCTCCTGCGTTCCAGTCTATCGTAAGTGTGCCATTGGCTACTGTGACTCCTAGTGGGCCAAAGTCTATCGAGAGTATGAGGTTGTCGGTAGCTGTGGAGTCATAAATGACTGCGTAGTAAGCTGTAAAGGTAGCAGTAGTCCATGCAGTATCGGTAGCTGTCCATCGTGTTACTGAGCCGTCAGAAAGGATGCCTTGTGTTATGGCACTTCCTGCCAAGGTAGCACCACCGGTAGTATAACCATTACCATTGGCCAGCTCGTTAGCTGAGACGTCGGTCAATACATCATCATCAGCCGTGCTGGCAGAATGAGCCGCTTTCATCAGGGCTACCTTGATGGTATCCGCTTCTATATCTATCTCACCATTCAGGAGGTTAGCCTTTAACCTGTTATATATGAAACTTGCCATCTGCTCCTCCCTCTGGAGTTGTCATAGTTGTACCGTAGCACTTCTGTAGGTCGTCACGACGGGCGTGTTGCCCCAGGGCGAGCCTGGAGAAGTCTTGGTAGTGTCTATGGGGAAGCTACACTGTTTGCAGCGTATCCATACGCTTTCTATTCCATCAGACCCTCCGGAGGGAGGAAGGTCTGGACCCTTCTTCAACTCCCTCTGGTGGGCACTGTGGACATTGTCAAACCCCACGTCAGGAGCATTGGTAATCATCCTGTTCTTGAGGTTATCGTCGGACATTACTGACCTCGGCCTGACGAGACGTGCTTCTTGGACTGGGTCACTGAGTTACCGTTGGACCCTGCACCAATCTTGCCTTTGCCTCTGGTGATGGAGACTTTACCAGGAGCGTTCTTGTCACAGCTACGTCGGTCAAAGTCAGACCTTGGTGTTCTCTTGCCATACTGGATAACTGGCATATTAAGTCCTTTCTATCTTACTTGGTCTATCTGGGACTTGTCACAATAGGACCCACGTACACCCAGATGTTCACGGGCCCTCTTCTCAAGATACTTACACTTATCAAGCTGAGCATCAGATAGCGTAGTCATGCCTTCCTTACGGAGGTTCTTCTCCTGCTCACTACGTGTTCTACCGAACCTTCCAGGTCTGTCTGGTATGATGATGTTAGCCATTATGCTTCGGCCTTTTCCATCCTATCAAGATGGGCTTTCTGAGACGTAGTCAACTCATCTTTCTCTACCGTCTTATCCGCTTTCTTGCTAAACGTGCCACCAGGTTTCTTCTCGGCCACGATACCCTCCTTCTTAGTCTTTCTCTGTTGAACTGCCAACTTTTACTTTGCCGGCACCACTACAACGTGGGCTCTTTACCACTATAGCTGTCAGAACCGTGGTCGTAGTCCACGAAGTAAGCTGATGGGGGTACACTATGATTATGGGATGGTATGATAGTACCAGTACCCTGACACATAGTGCATATCCTATATATATCCATCTCCAGGTCTTCTATCCGCTGAGCTATAGCATTTATCTTGACATCAAGAGCTGCTATTGCCTCTAATACTTCTGGTATACCTGCCATGTTACCTCCAAGAAGGTGGGAAGGGGATTTCTCCCCCTCCCTACCCTCGTACTATTAGCTACCTTCCAAACCACCACGTCCTGCATCAGCAGTCCACTTGGCCTGGTCACAAGCAACCTGTGTAAGGCCGTTAGCTGTAATAGCAGCTGCAGCCGTACCTTCAACAGAATCATCAACGTAGTTACAACGAATAACTGTACCTTGAATAGCCGACGTCGCAACGATACAACCAGCGGTAGTAATACTACCATGGTCTGTAGCAGTAGGCACTTCGCCTAAGAAGTCACAGTCAGAAATAGTAACATCCTGACCACTTGACCCGCTAAGAATAATATTCGCAGACACACTAGCAGCCGTCTGATTTCTAAAGATACAATTAGAAATACGACTTCTTCTAACAGTTGAACTAGACCCATACATCATGACACCAGCATTACAATCATGGAAATCGCAACCATGAATCGTAATAAACCAGTTATCTACATTGTAGATAGCGGCATGGGTGTTAAGGTCATACAACCTAAACAGGCAGTTGTTCACTACTGAACCAAGAGCTGCCAAGGTCGTACTTGTTCCCGCCAGATTGATAAGCCCACCCGCAGTAGAACTACCCTGATGAAAACCTAAGTTCTCAATTAGAGTAAATCCACTATTTACGGTAAGTACAGGTGTAGCAGTGGCTGTTGCAGTACCCCTTAATATAACTGAGTATGCCCCACCCTGATACGGTATATGAGACACATTACTCGCACCTATGATGCTAAGATGTGTCTTTGAAGCAGACGTGGTCCAGTTAGCAGTACCCGCTGGCAGTATTGTCTCACCGTCAGTAGCCGCAACATTCTGGTCACGATTTCTAACATAAATAACATCATTAGACGCTGCGGTATCAAGAGCAGTCTGAAGGTTCTTCATTGCCTTCGTGGGCTCTTTACCACTATAGCTGTCAGAACCGTGGTCGTAGTCCACGAAGTAAGTGGTTGCTCCCCACCAGCCCGTGTACCTTCCACCGTTCCCACCACCCTCAAGGGACACTCCTCTTGAACTTAGTCCATGCGGAAAATTAGTCATTGCATCTCCTTTTCTGCCAGTAGGTCACGCTGGACCTACCAGGAGGGAAGGCGAGTAGCCCTCCCTCCCAGCAGAGGTTATGTTACTTTATGGCCGTAAATCCAACGCCAGTCGTCGAAGCCGTAGCTGCAACGAGCGTAGTTGGCGAACTTGGAGAGAAGCGTATCGAACTCTTGGTCCTTGTAGAACTCGAGAGGGATACGGTCAAACCAGTTCAGGTACTGTCTCATCATTGTGGAATCTATCATGAACCAATCGTTGGAATCGGTCAGGAAATCCCACACTGCGAGCTTATACTTACCGAAGTGGAAGTTGGCGTTGTTTTCCGCCGAATCCACTTTACCTTTCGTGCTGATGATTTCCCAGCCCGTTTCCTCGAGGTTCCTCGGACAGAGGATGAGGTCAGGCATGACGGTAATCAACTGGCCTCTGTCGTCCTTGGTCGCTGCCATCGCTATTCTGGTGGCTTCGATTGCCGCAGGAGACATGGCTGAGGTACCGTAGTTCGACTGTACAGACGAGTCTGACGGCGAGTACGGGTGAGACGTGGAACAGAGAGCCTGTCCCTCAGAGTTCGAGAGGATGGTTTCTCCGTCTACCACGATGGTGCCAGAACCTGTGAACGCATTGTTGAACAATGACGCTCCGTACTTTTCGTAGGTCCTGTTGGCTGAGATAGCTAGGCCACGGGGCTTTCTGGCGATGACGTTATAAAGGTCATCGTCGAAGAGGGCCCGTTCGACCTTGAAGCCCTTCGCCAGCTGAACATGGCGATAGGTGACATCGTAACCCTGTTCGATGTCGTCGTACTGGATGGTCCCTTTGAACACTTCCATGTCACCGAATGAACCGACTGACGAGGATTTCTCGTAGCTGGTCGATGAACCCTGGACGTTGAACAGAAGAGGACGCATCTCAGGGAGCATATTGAACTGCTCCGTGTATATCTTACAAAGACCCGGCGTTAACAAATCGCCGAAGTTCTCGCTGAGTGCTATTCCTGCTCTTGCCATAACTTACTCCTTTGCGTTATGTTACGATGTGAATACGACTACCTTATTGAACATGTTGTCGATGAAACGGACGTCGGCATAGAACTTGACGGCATCGCTGTTAAGACCTGACTTCATGTGATGCTGTCTCGGACGAAGCGGTCCAAACGGAACCTTGGAGCTCTCGATGTAGTTACCCAACGTCATGACGAGACCGGTACAATCCTCATCTGAAGCTATCATCGTATAGGTAGAATCGAGGTCCTGATTCAGTGCCCACGCAGGCCTGATGAGGAGGATATCCGTAGTGCTATCTGGAGTCGTTCCCCAAGGGTCTGTGGTATCGAGCGTGAAGACTGTCGTTGAAGCAGCTCCCACGAAAGCAAGCTGTCCTATGCCAGTGCCCGAGTTACAGTACAGCCAGCCACCATCAAGGTTGTCATCGCACGTGCCGAGTGTTGTGGCAGTGCTGGTAGAACTGACAACATCAACGTCAGCTGATGTAGACGGGTCGTACTGAGCGATGTAAATTGCATCGGGGTTAAGAATAATCTTAGCTTGATACAGTGTACCTGATGCTACAGCTGAAGCCTGGCTAGCTGGAGTCTCTGCAAGCACGCCAACGAAGTCAGGTACTGTTGCACCACTCGGGGCCTGGAGACATGACTGATTAGCACCAGCGATAGCTGTGATAGCTTCACCGGCTACGAGCCCTGAGGCTGCGTATATGTCCAGGTCACGAACGAGCGGACCACCGCCCTGGTTTACTAGATTGTAATGCCATCTCATGACTTACTCCTTTAGGTTGTGCAGGGTTTGCCCTGCTATCTGCCTTGGGATTGCCCTTGGCAGTTATACTGCCCCGAGTATCTTCTTAGTTACCTTGAAGTTACCGAGGTTTGGAAGTCCTAGCTGTTTTGAGTGCACGCCCTCGAACCGACGTTCCAGCAATTCTTGCTGGGAACCGTGAGAGTCAAGAGGAACGGTATGATACCGAAGCTGGCAGCCACAGTCCTTGCACTTGTAGATGTCCACAGGCCCCTCAGATGTGAGGAACCTCAGACGTCTTGACCTGCACGGCACCTTCAGTCCATGTATGACCAAGGTGTTTTGGCAACACAGGTCTCCACTTTGACGGGTGGATTGTCTGCGTCTCAGTATTTCCATGTCACTCTTCCCCTATCTTTTCGGCTTTGGTCCACCACGGTATTTAGCATAGTAGGCCGGGCCGAAGACCGTCCGCTTGCCTTTCATAGTACCGTAGTCCTGCTCAGTCATTCCCAGTCTGCCAGCCACTACCTTCTCGGAGTCGGATAGATTGACTTCCTTGGCAGCCGGCGGTGGGGCACCTGCTGAGGAACTCGCCAGTGCCGCTGCAGCTCTCGTAGCGTCTTGACGGGTCTTCTCAGCATCAGCACCCTCGGAACGGGCGGTCTGAGTAGTTTTATCTGTAACCTTCTTGGTTATGCCTAGGCGTTTCTCAGCTATTTCCATAGCCATGAGCGGTCCCTCAGCGGTCTCGAGAAGGTTTGGATATTCTGTGTATACTTGTTGTATGGCCTTGGCAAAGGGAACTTCATCGGCCTTCTTCGCACCTTTGTCGATGTCAAGGAGTTCAGGATGAGAGAGGTAGACCTTTCTATTGGCGTTGTTGCGTTTCTCTGCCTGGTCTTGCTGAGCACGACTGGCTCCGAGTTCGGCTAAGACCTTGTCACGTTCAGCCTTGGCTACTATCTGAGAGCCTATCATGATGGCTTCATCTGTACGGCCTTCCTCTACCAGTTCCCTAATAGTCTTGCCATCGGCGGACTTGGCGGAGATTGGAGCGGTGTCCAGCTTAGGGGCAGGGACTTTAGCACCTGTTCCCAAGAAAGCATTGACCTCAGCTTCTATCTCTTCGATAGTACGTTCCTGCGGCTCCGCAGCTTTCGGGGTTTCCTCAGATGCAGGCTTAGCTGGAGGGGTTTCCTCAGGGGCAGCTTTCGGGGGAGTAGTCTCCTCGGAAGCTGGAGGTGCCTCGGTCTTAGCAGTCTTCAGTAGTTCTTCGCCTGTCGGCTCTATCTTCTCATTAGGTAACATTGGTATTCTCCTTATTATTTGACACTGATTTCAGCATCGCTTTCGGGAGTTCTGCCATCCACACGACAGCATCTGCCCAACCGAGTTCATACACCGACTGGTGGTACTGGCCCTGTTTGAGCAGCTCCTGGGACTTCTTGGTTCTGTCCCGGCATTGGAGCTTGAGCCGCTCCTGGAGCTTGTGCCATACCGGGTGCTGAAGGAAGTCCCACTCCAGCTCCTTCAAATTGCGTTCTTGCATCCTGCATCCCTCCCGCCACTTGTCCCATTGTCTGGGCCTCAACGGTCTTGTTTAGGAGCTCAAGACGGAGATTGGCTATCCTTGCGTCAAGGAGGGCCACTTTCTCAGGCTCCAGGGTCTTTCCTTCGGAACTGACCTTATAGGCCATAAGTGCCTGAAGGATTGTCATTGGGTCTGCACCCATTTCTGTCTTGGTCATGTTGCCTTCACGTATCAGGGTTATCTCCTTACGGATAAGGTCAGCCTGGTCCTTGATTTGCTGAGCCTGGACTGGACGTGGGCCTATGATACGTTCGGGGTCTATGATACCGTAGTCTATCAGGACGTTGTTGTGTAGTTCCCACATACCGGTGGGGTTCTGTTGGACTAAGGGTGAAGCCATCATCATCTGAAAGAGCTGAACATCCTGCTCTTTCTTGACTATCTTGGAGCCACCGGCAGTGTCCATTCCCTGGACTACGTCAAAGTTACCGGCTAGGTCCTCGACGGAGACGCCGATAGGGAATATCTTCTTGCCGTCCTCACCGAGGACTCTATTTTCTAACCCAGGCGGGATGTTCTGTTGGTACAGACTAAGCCGCTTGAGGAGTATTCGAGCCAGGGGACCTTGAATCCGCTTACCAAGCACTTGGAAACGCTGGTCGGATTGGGCTATAATTGCCAGTGTCCCTCTGGCTGTTGCACGTGTACGGTTAATATCGGACTCTTGACCGGATTGGTAGGAGCCGACGGAGGAAATCTTCTCGACAAGTTCCATCAACATACGTTCTTCCTGGAAGGAGACCAGCACGTTGTTGGGTACAGAGAGCCATTTGACGTCATTGACATCATCAACGGGGGTCATGATGCCCGGTTGGAGCTTTATCTGCTCAGCCTCTGTCCCTGACGCAGCACGATATACGCCAGGAGGCACAATAGCCATAGTACCGATATCGAGTCTTTGGTCATGGATGGTATCTGCCTCCTTATTCAGCTCTTTTATCATGTCTAGGACTGTTTTACCGTATAGTCTATGGGCTCGACGGATAAACTGGCCTATAACAAAGGGACGCTTGCATATTCGGGAGACTTTGACAAGTGGCATCATACCTAGGAAGGTCTGGGTCTTGGCTTCTACCCAGACTATCATCTCCATGGGACCTTCACTGGGGATATCGACCTTACCGTACCACTCTATTACGGCTAGAGGGTAACCTTCCAGCTTCACTTCCTTATTTACTATAAATTCGGTGCCTTCAGCGTCGGCACGGGCTACCTGGAGCTGGCCTTCGGTTATCATTCTGGTCTCGGTGTCCTTAGCTACCTTGTCCACGTTGTCATAATAGCCTAGTCTGGCCTTAGTTTTCAGGTCACGGAGATAGGGACGGGTACGATGCCAGATGTGGGGAAGTTGGTCCTCATTGGAACCGGGTACTGACCAACATGGGAAGCCTACGTCTTCGAGCGGTAGGAGCTCTGTCTTGACGAACTCGAACTTCTTGTACTCATACTTTAACTCATAGGCCTTATCGTCTAGTTCTATCTCGGCTTCATTACCCAAGAGCTTATTGAACTTAGACTGTACTTTCTTCATTATGCTCTCAGGCTTGATTATGCGGCGTTGGACCCACTTGAACTCGGAGTCCCAGTAGGTCTTGGAAACTGTGGTGCCCTCGAGTACCATGTTATGGACGTAGTCGTCTACAAAGTCAGCCAGCTTGTTGGAGCGTACATCCCACTTCATGAACTTGGAAACGCCATCGGACTGCTCTACATCGGTAGATTCAACAGGGACCCAATAGGTCAGGTCCTCGTTGTAGGCTATAGGGAAGAGTTTGGAGTGCAGAAGCTCGGCTACCATGGCTGTGAGCATGGTCTGGATATTGGCACAGCCTGGGAAGGGGTCGGACTTGGGCTTCTTCTTGCCTTCATAGAGCTCGAGTATCTCCTGACGGATGTCCATGAACTCTTTACGGGCTCCCTCATCGGCCTTCACGTCTTCCAGGATACGGCGGGTGAGTATCTTCTTAGGCATCTCGCCCAGCTTGTCATTGTACATCAATTCCTGGACACGTCCACGCTCCTCTTTCAGAGCATCGTTCATGGACTTAACGGAGGGAGTGCTTGTCAGCTTTGACATGTTTCCTCTCTTCCTTCATGGCTTCCAGCTTGGAGGCCTTGTAAAGCCTGTCGGATACTGTCTTTTTAGTGTGGTCTTTGGCCACAGGCTTGACCTCACCACGGGAGTAAGCAGCCATATTACGCCCGAAGGCACTGTTTACCTTATTAGCTATGTCTTTTCTGCTCATTTCTTCTTGCCTCCTCGTATCTTGTTTAAGGCCTTGGCCAGGTTAATCTGACGAAGTGTACGGGTATCCTTGCCCTTGTAGGTGCGAATAAGCTGCTGAACGGTCTTGCCGGCTTTCTTGGCCTTACGTCTCAGGGCACCTTTACTTTTAATGTCCTTCTGTATCCATCTCTTGGACATATAGACTCCTAATATCCTGTCACGGGAGAGGCGGTAGGACGCTTCGGGGCCCATGCCCGAAAGGGTTTCATTGCGTCTCCTGTGCGTATGTCAAATAGGATTACGGCTACGTAGCGAAGTGCGTCCATCACGTGGTCGTAGTAGTTGTCCTTCACGGGGTCGTCATCATCATCACGGATGTAGCCCCCAAGGAATCCGTCTACCACGAGTTCACAGGACTTGTCTATCTTCATTCGCATGAAGCCATCAGGTCGTGGTGTGAGCAAGGTCCGTACGAGGCGGACACCGTCGGCAACACGGGCAGGCTTTGACTGCATCCGGATTCCGTATATGACTCTGAGAATGTCTGCTGTCGTCTGCTCACTCTTGTCATTATGCTGACGGCAAGCCGGGTCACCAGCATCCTTATACTTTGCACCGGGGAACATCTTCTCTCCGACATCTATAACCTCCTTGGCAAAGGACTGAATTGTGCGGTCAGTGCCCATCAGGCAGGCCAGGACATGGAAGCGTCCTTCATAGGTACGCTGTGTCCAGACGACTGCAGGGTGGCCATAGCCAAAGTCCCATCCTCTCCATATCTCGTTGAAGGGTTGACGTTTCAGTTCAGTAACATTCCGCTCGAGTGAGAACTCAGGATACACCCTCTTGCCAGCGGTAGAGATGAAGTCAAGTTCCATTTCCTGCTGCCATAGTTCAGCGTAAGGATATGCAGCACGCTCTCGCTTAATCCAGACATCGTCCTTGACGGGGTCAGCGGAGTAGTGTAGACGTACGATTGTAAATCCATTGTCCTGTCCAAGTTTACTTATTCCTTTATCTATTGGCGTGTAATCACGTCCCATATTGGCTCCAGAAACAGGCTAGTAGTTCTTCTATTGGGGTGTCAGGGGTGTCCTTCAGGTCTAGTAACCAACTGGCACCGTCTTTAGCGTACATCAATAATTTGTATGCAGACATGGCTACTCCTTTGGGGGTTCAGGTGCTGTCAGTAGTTCAAGGACCAAACGCATGGAGTTGCCGAGCTTGGAGCGGAACGGTACTTGGCTACGGATACCGTCTGACATGTCCAAGGCTGTCACGAGGTTTGTGACCTGAGCTATAGACTCCATGAGTATAACTATCTGCTCATCGGCCAGGGTAGGTAACTTGTCTGTCCAGTACTTACGCTGACGCTCGCATGCTGCCTTATACAATATGTCCTGCTTCGGGTCCATCTTAACCTTTACATCTTCCATCGTCTTCTCCTCCCAGTCCTACTTCTTGGTGTTGGTTACCAGGTCATAGAACAGGTTCTTCTTACCGTTTGGGGTAGATACTCCACACAGGCGACCACCGCCCATGAGAGTGGGTTTAACGGCAGCATAGGCCGAGTATGCGTGCTCGTGGAAAGCCATCTCGTCCCAGAGGACTGAGGTAGCTGTGTATTGTCTGAGAGCATCGGAGTCCTGGGACATGCCATAGATAGCGGAGTCCATCTTTGGGAACTTGAAGCAGGCTGGTTTCAGGGTCTTGATTCGGTAGCTCATCTTACGGATGTGGGGTGGGAGCTTGTCGTATATGAAGTCTACACGGGATAGCAGGGATAGCTCACGGGAGTAGTTGGCGTCATTCTCATTCTTGGAAACTAAGAAGGCTATACGTCCATGGTGTATCATGCAGTCCCATAGGTGTAGGGAGCACATGAGCCAGGTGACCATCATCTGACGGGACTTGACTATCAGGAGTTGTTTGGAGGCTAGCCACTCGTCGACAAGGACATGGAGGTATCTATGGTCCGGCATGAGTTTGACGGCGTTCAGCTCATCGTGTGGGTCGAGGGTGTAGCAGTACTTGAAGATGAAGTCGTGTGGATTTAGTATCTCGTGGAACTTCAGGACGTCGTCTCCGCCGAGCTGACCTATCAGGTCTTCTGTGAACTGGCCTTGTCTTAGAGTATCTTCCATTATGCCACCAGGTTTGTATGTTCGTACCACTGCATTACAAATTGTATGGTATTGGCGTTTATGCCGTTAGTATACCTAAATAGATACTTACTACCTTGCTGCATAATAAACTCACCACCCGTTCCCCTTGAAACCGCACTACAGTAGTACCTGTGGCTGTACCGGAGACTGTGGTAGTGAGGTATCGGTATACACCTGCCAGCATGTTAGCCTCCCCTAAGTATAGTAACCAGCCACATGATGATATTGACCATGGCTAGGATAATCATGATATAGGCTAGGATGCTGACGGGCCAAAGCAGTATATTCATTATCTTGTCAGGCAGTCCTTCTTTCATTGATATGTCCTCGTATCCAGGTCTGTCTTCTCTAGCCACGTTGGAAGGTCTCCTTGGTCACAATGATGTCACCTGATTCAGCCAGAGAAGGCCCGAGTACCCGAGCAAGCTCTGTGGCCATGGTCCTGCGTCTATCCTCTTCGGGTACCAGTTTCCTGATGATACCGACCACCTTCATTACTTCCATCCTCAGTGACTCACGTGTGTACTGTACCTTCCTGGTGGACTCTATCTTGTGGATGGTGTTGAGTATCTTGTCAGCCCTAGCCCATAGCTTGTCTAACTTACCGAGTACTTCTGCCGATGGGTTGGATGTGTTCAGCGACGAGAGTATCTGCTGTATGAGTGCTCTGATGAGTGCCAACTCCTCGTTGAGATTGAGACTGCCTTTCAGCTTTTTCTCGAATGACTTCCTGAGTGTCGTGTTGGGGATGGTGTACATGTTCTCCCCATTTTCCTTACCCCCAAAATTTCTGGAAGGTAATATTTCAGACCCGCCCCCCGGTGACAGATTCAAGGGAGACTGATTCGAGGGAGGCTGATTCGAGGGAGACTGAGGGGTTAAGTTATGTAGAGAGACCCTCCCGTGGCTTTCGGGTTTCGTCCCAACAGCAAGTCCAGCGTCGGGTGGCGTGGCAAATAAAGTAGCTGGCACGTCGGTGCTAGCATGCAAGCTGTTGTCTGTCAGTCCTTCTGTATTATCAGCTGTCGTCGGGGTAGCAGGTCGCAAGCTGTCAGTCTCCGTCGAGACATTGAGTACACTAGCCAGCTGGTCAGTGACTTTCGCCTGCCCACTATCGACGGAAGCACGTGCTAAAGCTCGACGGTGTGCCTCGCGCTCTTGTTTACCGCCATGCTTATAACAATGATTAGTATATATCTCCGGCTTCTCACACTTATTAAGTCTGATAGCTGGATTCTTACACTGTCTACCGTCGGAGTAAGTAGACTTACATCGGGGACTGGTGACTACATTCAGTCTACCGTCCTCCCTGTATAGCTTACTATGGATTACTTTAGTCATATTGATTAGTCTTGCTTTCATTACTGATAATGGTTACAAGCTATTACTGGAAGTGTTACCAGCTTAACAGTCTAGGCTATATCTACCAGTCCAGTCTAGCTTTCGACATACCCTTCAACTAAAAGTATACATGAGTATTGCTAGCTGTCAAGGGCAAGGGGGTTAGACTTGACAAGGATATATGCCATGCTCTTACAGTGTGCATCGTTGTCATGAAAGCCAGCTCTACTCCAGCTATACAGGGTTGCAGGACGGTGTTACCGTCGGGCTAGGGGCATGGGAGTTGAAAGAAAATAGTTAGTTATATACCCTTGACAGATACACTTCGTTGATGTATACTTGTCAATGACTGGTAAATAAATAGTCGGGTGACGGTGGTGGTCACCGTCGGGAAACTTAACCAAGGAGCGTATCATGAAGGTAATAGATGTAGTACACGTTCAACGAGCATTGGACGAAGGGGACATGAATAAGGCCTTACAGTTAATAGGTATGGGATTGGATACTGCTAGGGATATCAGTATAGCTAGCGTAGTCACTGGTGGGTGTGACAGTTGCATTAAGTGCGGTGACTTATGATAGCAATAGTTAATGAGTCACGGCTTGTGGGCTGTGAGCTTGAGATGTTTGGGCTGGTGGATGGTACTACATTGAAGTCTATACTTGAACGTAATGGTATAGATAGCAGGGTTGGTTCATACTCAGCTAATGTAGACAGGAGCTTTCAGGTGGTTATAAAGCCGGACGGGTCTATCAGGCCTGAGGATAACTATAGCTACCATGCCTATGAGTTGATATGGCACATGCCAATGGACAGTGAGGGAGTGGAGTTTGTAAAAAAGCTGTGCTCTATACTTACTATGTTAGGTATGAGGGTCAATAGTAGTTGTGGGTTTCATGTACACGTAGATGGACGTGATAGCACGCTGGAGCACATGAAGTCACTATATAATCTATGCTATAAGTATGAAAACATCATAGCTGGTTTCATACCGCCAGCTTCACGTGGACGTAACTATGCCAAGCTACGGGGGGCCGGAGATAGGGAGTTAATAGCTAGGTCTAGGTCAGTTAGTGAGGTTATGAATAAATGCTATGATAGGCAATTCGGACTAAATCTTTCCAGCTGGTCTAAGAATGAGCGTAAAACTATTGAATTTAGGTATCACTCGCCCACGGTGGACAGTGATAAGGTACTTAACTGGTGTATGCTATGCTTACGATTATACGAGCATGCGAAAGCTAGACGGTGCACGTCGAAGTCTAAGCTACCTAATAGCTCAGGGAATCTACGTAACTTTCTATGTGCGGTAGGGCTCAAGCCTAACAATAGAATATATACTACTATAGATATGAGGCTTAACTTGGTACGTGATTATCTAGTCAAGCGGTGGTGGAAGTTTGAACGGGCTACACGTGAGAATATCAGGACTAGACGAGAAAGGCCAAATCAGATGATTCGTAATAGGGCTTGTACTATAGGATACTGGCTCACTTGTAGACACGTAGCAAACGGTGTGTGTTGTAATAATGAAATATGTGTAGGTCGAAGTCAGTGGTTAGCTAGAGACGAGGTGACAGCTTAATGTGTGGAATATATGGCTTTACAACAGGAAAGAAGTCTAACTATGCTAAGAAGTATCAGCTATACAAGGCCCTAGCTGTGGCTACTGAAATACGTGGTAGACACGCTACGGGCTTTGCGTACAGTGACGGTACGCATGAGCGATACTTCAAGTATGGTGAAACTGCTAGTGAGTTTGTCATGAGGCCTGAGTTTGAAAGGATAGAAAGGGACAGGCCTTATATGATAATCGGGCATAACCGTTGGGCTACACATGGAAAGCCTGAGGATAACAGGAATAATCACCCCTTCAAGTCTAGGACACTCCAGTTTATACATAATGGAGTGATATCCAATTATGACAGTCTCAGGGCGGAGTATCCTTGTTATAGCGAGTGCGATAGCGAAGTTTTACTCAGAATTATTGAACGTGCTCCTCGACGGATAGCTGGGATACAGTCAGTCTATAAAGAGGCGGAAGGCAATATAGCTTGTGCCATGCTGGATACACGTAAGCTCAGAATGTGGCTATGGCGGAATTACGGGAATCCTATATTCCTGAATTATCATACGGAGCTGGACTTGCTGGTATTCTGTAGTACACGGGATATATTCGAAACTGCCTGTAAAGAGTCAGGGCTCACTGAGGGCTGGTCTTGTAAAGGGTATTACTGGAATGATGATAACATACTGTGTATCAGGTTGGTACACGGTAAGATAATCCGGAATACCGTCGAGGTAGAGCATAAGCAGGTTAATCCTGTGAGTGTTAGATACTGGGATACTAGTAGGTTGACTAGCTATTCCAAGTACTACAATTCTAAGGGTAAACGTGGCTCAGTGCGTGGTGGTCGGGAAGTGGTAAGGACTAGCGAGGTGTACTGGGATAACGTAAATAAGTGCTGGGGATATTAAATGGCTGGGTCGAGACAGTCAGGCCAGCGTGTAGCCGGCTTTCTAGAAGTCTCGAAACCGAAAGCTGGACGGTGAATTGCCAGCAGACAGGAGCGTGTTATGAGTGGTAATGATAGTGGTATGGGCGGTATTCCGCCGGAGCTGGAAAGGGCAATGAAGCAGGAGCTTGAGCGTAGACAACGCATATCAGAGTGCATTAGTCACTTTTACACTGGTGACTATGTGGCCCTGAACAGTGCGGACTATGAGGTACTTCAAGTCAGCTGGGAAGGTGTAAATGAGCTAACGCCTATAGTACTATTGTCAAGGGCTAACCGTAAGGCTCTAGGTGTAGAGATTGGTGACGTGGTAAAGGTAGAATGTAATGGTAAAACGTTACCAGCTTTGGTCGACAGGCAATTCAAGGCTCTATTTGGTGGGGTGTCAGTGAATAGGATACTGGCTCACGTGTTGGGCTTGAAGGTAAGACAAGCTGTTGAGAATGTCGAAGAGGCTACTACTGGTGACTTCACTGGCTCAATGGTGAAAGTAAGTTCTCTGATATAATACCGTCGGAGAATAGGCTCTAGCTGGCTATTAGAGACACGTTCTCTAGGCTGGCTAGAGTCTAGGGTGGGGTGAGTTAAGCACATTGGAGCGTATAATACTGGAGGTCTATAATGGGAACGTTTAAGAGTAAGATATCGCTAGATGATTACATACTTAACTGTATGAAGTCGAGGGCTAAGATGTCAGGTAAACTGGTAGACTGCCCTAACTGTTGGGGATATGCCGAGGTAATGGACGAGGGCGAAGAAGTACATACACACTGCCAGGCTTGTGGGTTCATGGCTGTTGACGGTATGGTGATAGTCAAGGGAGCGGAGATTTGCTAAGGGGGTACTATGTTGCATGCTAATGTATTGAAGTGGTGGACTGATTTAGGTACGAGTCAACGTGAGCTACTAGTTGAGCTTGTGTATAGTCTTGATTTAAGTAAGTATGTCAAGATAGACTGTAATGGTAGGTATATAAAACTGAAAGGACTGGACAATACCGAGACGGGTGATGATACATATAAGGGAATTTGAGGTCTTGGAGACTAACTCCAGTGCTAGTAATCCTGCTGTTACACATGAGATACGTCGGGGTGGTGACGGAATAATCTACTGTACATGTCCAGCGTGGAGGTTTCGACGTACGTGTAGGCACCTTGACAATTACCTGATACGTAGTGGGGAAGGTATAAGCCGTGCATCCTTGATATCCTCATCGGAGTGGATAATGCCTCAAGGGGAGGCTGAAACAAGAGGCCCACTCAAGAAGTGGCAAGTCTATACCAATGGTGTGCAGATAGGAGCGGTAAGCGGTTACTCGAAAGCGGACGTATTGGCTAAACTGGTAAGCTATCACGGTAAAAAGGATAAAATAGAGGCCAAGGCCAGATAGGAGAGGGCTATGGTATTGGATACATACCGAGATGAAAAGCAGTGTCGGAAGTGTCACAAGTGGGCAAGGGTGGGTAGGGAATGGACTGATAGTCTACAGTCTAAGGGATATAAATGGAGTATATTCCTATGTGAGAAGTGTTTGGTCAAGGCTGGTCATAAAGTGCAGTATGGGGCCTAATGGCCTATTAGAGGGGACTTCTGTGGCTGGGTGGGCTCAGATTGGGTCGAAAGCTAAAGTCTCAACCTGAGGCCAGCTGGACACTAAAAACGGGGGGTTGCTATGAAGTTTAAGAGCTGTGTTAATAAGATGTGCAACACCAGCAACATCACACATGGGGGAGAGGATAAATACTGTTGGTACTGTGGTAGTAGTCTAGTATCTATAGAGTGTAACTGTCCATGTGGCAGAGAGCTTGTGCCAAGTGACAAGTACTGTCCTAAGTGCGGACTAAAACGAGGGGGTGATGATAAAGATGGTAAGACTGCAGAAAAGAAAGGGTAAGCTGGTAGTAGAGAAGGACAAGACTACTATCACTATACCAGTGAGGGTAGATAAGAAGGGTCAGTTGTTCTGGGACTTCCCGAAAGATAAGAAGAAAGGGGACTAATGGAAGTAATCTTGTTTTTCCTATGTGTACACCTCCTGATAGTGGGTATCAGGAAGATACGTAATAGACAGTACCTAAAGAGAGGTAGATAATGGAACGGATAACACTATACTGGACACTGGAAAGAGCCAAGCTATTGGCATGTGGTAAAGATGTGAGCATGTCTCAGGGTGGCAATAAGTATCTGCATAAGATACAGAAATGGTGCTGTGCTGAGTTGCGGTGGTTAGTAGGGCATAGAGGTTCACGACTCACGGCTAAAATGCAGATATGTCCATTCTGCCGTACTCCTATTCAGTATAACAATGGACAAACGGTATACCCTGCTAAAGGTAAATCGGCATGCAAGCTAAAGGGTTGTAGCCGAGTACTTGATGTAGAAGGTAAAGTACATTGGGTTAAGCCTGATGGGTTACCAGTCAATGGTAAGGACTTCGAGGTGCCTAATGGTACTCAGCCAAGACCATAAGTATGAATACTGCTATCAGCTTTCAATATGGTGGCATGACCTAAAGGAGCTGGCCCACGTGCTAGCCCCTTTCAAGGACGATAAGGACGACCATGCTGTTATCCGTAAGACAAAGGACGACAAGTATGCTATCTTTATCAAGGGTGGCAATATCGATACCCGATACCAACTGGAGGTAGAGCTAAGGGCCAAGGTAATAGCCCCAGCCTAGGTATTGGTATTGATAAATTGGTATTAGGTATCTATAAATAGATACTGTATACTTATATATACAGTGATACAATACCTAAAGTTGGTATAGTCCACAAGTGGTAGATAGTAAAGGAGTTATAGCAATACTCATACTCTCCTTCTACAGGGAAGTAGACACAGCAGTAGACAGGTGAGTATGAGGGTCAGTGTAGACTTGTAATGACACCGAGATACACTTGGTAGACAAGTCAAGAGAGAGGAGGGTAAAATGCAATATAAAATACGCTGTAAGAACTGTGGAAAGGAGATACTTTCTAAGTTTGATAATCCAATGGAGGCAGGACTTCCGACAGAGTGTCAGTGTAGTGGAAGGGACTACGAAGTAACGACTGTCAAGGGTCAGGATAAGCCTAAGCTACCGGATAGGCTACGACTGGCAGACTTCGCCAAGCGACCATACTTCTACCTGAACCTGATAGCCACAAGCTCCACGAAGTCGGTGGTGTTGTATTCCCGAGGCTATCCGGTGTTTAAACTGTCGATAGCAATGCTTCAATAACTAGCTTTTGGCAGTGGTATTGTCGATAGTATGTTAGGAATATCAGTCAGACTTGACAATGATGAGTACCTGTGGTAGACTTGTCAATTGTCGAGGGGAGATAAGAGGCCAGTTGCTCCTTTCGGGGTAGCTGGCCTTCCCTTTTAAGGGTGCGAAATAAGAGAAATAAGTGAACTATGGAACTACTGGATAAATGGATAGCGTTACATAACTTACTGTGGGAAGACGGTGGTGGTGTTGTCACAGCGGAGAACTTATTCAAGGCTCAGGAGATAGTGGATAATGAGATACTATTGGCTACGGGCTCCGGAGCGGTAGAGGTGAGACAGGCCCTCGACGGTAGGATACTTCAGATAAAACGGAGCGAGAAAAAAGGAGTAAGACGTGAGAGGTCATAAACTGGCAGAACTTCTAGCACAAGAACTAGGCATATACATTGAACCGTCCAGGCTGAACCAATATGAGAGGCGTGGAGTGCTTTCGGCTCCTCGACGTGTGGGCAAGTACAAGAACTACACTGCAACAGACTATGACAAGGTTAAAAAGACTGTGATACTGTCAACACTGGGCGTACATCTCGATGATGTCCGTCGGTATATACTAGGTATAGGTAAAGAGGAACTGGAAGTGGAGTTTAGGGAGAGGATGGCTAAGCTGTCTAAGGTACTGGCTATAGCCCAAGATATATGGAGCGTGACAAACTAGAGAGGGATAGCGTGGAGAGGGGAAACCCGATAAGTACTCCTAAGACTGAGCTCGCCAAAACTATAGAGCGACTCCGTCGGTCGAGAGTGCCCTCGCTAAGACACCGCAAGCCCAAAGGCAAAAGTAGGTAGACGCTCCCCTACTTTGCGATAGGGGGAGGGAGTTGCTCGCTCCTTCCCCCTCTGCCCTTCTCGGAAAGGTACGATGGACTGCTTTGATTTCAGTATGATGGACTGCTATCTGGTATGTCAGAAGAGATTCTACTGGAGGCATATTAAAGACCTCACGACCAACGCACGACAAACTCCGCTCGAATTTGGACACGCCATTCATGAAGGACTCAATACATGGTTCAAGACCTCAAGTGTAGATAGTATGCTGGAGTCATTCCGGAAGGATTGGGAGACTGCTGGTGGAGACTGTCAGGAAGATATCAAGAGGACACTGGAGAAAGGTAAACGGATATTAAAGGGATACGTGGTAAAGTATCAACAGGAGCCTTTCACCGTGGTGGCTAATGAGAAGTCTTTCGAGCTCGGCATGCCCAATGGATTGACCTACATCGGTCGGCGTGACAGAGTGGTAGACTGGCAGGGTGCTATATATGTACTGGAGCACAAGACCATGTCCCAGATGGGATATGCAACATTCAACCGTTTCAAGCCCAACCTGCAGGTAGACGGATACATCTACGCTACCCGTCAGGAATACCCCAAGTGTCACGGCTGTGTCATGGATGCCCTTCTCGTAGCCAAGACCAAGGAAGACTACGCCCGCAAGATAGAGACCCGCACCGAAGACGAGATAGCCCAATTCCCAAAGCTGTTCAACCTTGTAACTTTCGATATACTTGAAAGTGTGGGGAGGGCGAGATACGTACCCAACTACTCCATGTGTACCTACTATGGAGAATGTCCATATAGGACTCTCTGTATGCAGTCACCGGAGTTGCAGGAAAGGATAGCCCAGACTGAGTACAAGGTTAGTCACTGGGACCCAAGAGATAGAAAGGAGGACACGTGATAACATTGATATTGACACTAGGTAATCTGGCAATGATGTTCGGTATAGCTGTAGTATATACAGTGGTAATACTACTAGGAGGAAGGATACAATGATAACTGTAACATGTGACCTATGCGATAGGGAGATAAGGAGTGGTGATGAGAGATACGTCGAGCTATACAGGTATGGCAAAGACGCTGAGAGGATACTTATATATAAGACTGTCGAGTGCTGTGTTGTTTGCTGTGAGTCTATCAAGTCTTATATTGCTGGGGTGGGGAAGTAGTTATGCGGAAAGCACGAGGGCATCGTGGTACTCGACGGAGAGCTGTAAGAAAGAAGGCACCTCAGGCATCACCGCATCCGGTGAGCCCCTCTCAAATGCAGGCCTTACGTGTGCCACCTGGGATTACCCAATTCATACACGACTACATGTCCGGCATGGCAAACGTTTATGCACCGTTAGAGTCAATGACCGTGGACCTGGGAAGAAGGCGTTATCGAGGGGAGTCACGCTTGACCTGTCAAAGATGGCCTTTAGCCAGCTCGCTGAACTTAAAGAAGGCGTTATTGTTGTAGAGGTAAATCCAACAGGAAAGGAGGAAACCAATGTCAAACACTAAGACACTCACTACCGATAACATGAAGTTGAAGATACTGATGTACGGAGGAAGTGGAACGGGGAAGACAACGTTCGCCGGTACATTTCCCAAGCCGTACTTCTTCGACTTCGATGGAGGGGTATTGAGTCTACGTGACCATGATATAGAGTACGAGACGTACTCTGATAAGTCGGTACTGAGGCCGGATGCCTTCAGCAAGTTTGAGGCTAAGATAGAGGAGTTTAAGTCTCAGCTGGCTGCGGGTACCCTGCCGTATCAGACAGTGGTACTGGATTCTATCACCACGATGCAAGAGTCGTGCTTGAGACAGATACAGTACGCCAACCGTACCGTCGGGAAGCAGACCACGCTTCAGGAGTGGGGAATACTGGTAGGTAAGATGGAGGATGTCCTTTATACCTTCACCAGCCTGAACGTGCATATAGTAACAGTCGCACACGAGCAGATAGTACAGAACGAGTTGACCAGTGAGGTAATGATACTACCTCTCATCGTCGGGAAGAAGTTACCCGATAGACTGGCACTGTGGTTCGATGAAGTCTATCACTCGAGAGTGGGCCGTGGAGAGCGGGGACGGCCGGTATATCAGGTCATGACGGTAGCAGACCGTATGTACAAGGCTAAGTCCAGGCTGAACTGCTTTGATGTCATCGAGTCGGGATTCAACTATGACAAGATGATGACGCAGCTCAAGGCCAGGAAACCAGGAGCACGGTAGTATATATCTACCGGATACATTACTAACATAACTAGGAGGAAACTCAAGATGGCAAGGATAAAGGTTAATCCGGAAGCGGAAGTCAGAAACTTCGCACCGGTGAAGGCTGGTACGTATTTTATGAAAGTAGATACCTCGGAGGAAAAGACCTCGGAGAAAGGTAATGCCTACATCAACTGGAGGCTTTCGTTCGTGGACCCAGCTGACAGGTTACAGGGGCTGAATGGACAGCCTTTGAAGGGTATGCCTGGGAATATCTTCTACCGAACTATGCTCGCTCCGGAGCAACAGTGGAAGCTAAGGGCTATCGTTGAGTGTGCTCTCGGGTCATGGAGAGACTTTGATGAGAACGAGCTATACGGCAAGGAAGTCACTTGCATCGTCGGGGAAGAGGAGTACCAAGGCGATATCAAGAACGTCATTACCAGAATAGTTAAGGAGTAACTGATACTTGGGCGGGGTTCAGGGGACAACGTGAAAGGTTAACCTCCTATCCAGCGGATACGCACACACACGCTGAACGGATGTCTACAAGCCTCGCCCAACATTTAAGGAGGAACAATGCCAAGAATTAAGCCGGCGACCGTCACGCTAAGAGACGGTACTATACTGAGAGAGAATAAGGATAAGATAGAGTACGGCTCACAGCTTATCAGCACGTATGCTGTAGAGATGCAAGCGGTGGAGAAGAGAATCAAATGGGGAAGAAAGGTCAGGGAGATGGCACAGGTCAGGGTACCTATACTATCATGGCCTTATACACAGATAACCAGGATAGACTGGGGATATGTAGACCAAGCTACCTTTAATAGGATAAAGAGCGAATTGGATAAAGCCAAACAGGCTGAACAGTCCAAGAAATCGGAGCGGGCAAATGCCGGAGGAGAAAAGGTGGGGGAGTAAGCTAGTACCTGCGGAAGGGCCATCTGATGCCAGGATAGTCCTTATAGGAGAGGCTCCAGGGTCCAAGGAAGAAGAGCTGGAACGGCCTTTCGTGGGAGCAGCGGGACGGATACTCGATGAGTTACTCGTCGAGAGTGGGCTAAACAGGGATGAGTGCTATCTTACTAATCTAGTAAAGTACAGACCAAAGGGCAATGACTTCGGTAGCTTCTATGAGGGCAAGACACAGACAGCTATACTCAAGGCCGGAATAGCTGAAGTCCTCGAGGAGATAATGAAGATACGGCCTAACCTCGTAGTATGCCTCGGTAATGAACCCCTCAAAGCTATAATCGGTAAAGCCTCAATCACCAAATGGCGTGGGTCCATACTGGCTTGCACCATGCCCAATGGACTGCAAGTCAAGTGCCTTGCTACGTACCATCCGGCGGCAGTGCTTCGTACCTGGGAGTACCGTCCGGTGGCCCTGTTTGATATGCAGAGGGCGGAAAAGCAGGCAGGATTTCCGGAAGTCAAGCTCAAAGAGAGGGTACTACTAATTAACCCTTCCTATAATGAGATAATGGAGGAACTGACAAGGCTCAAGTCCAGTCCTTTCGTAGCGTTCGACATAGAGACAGAAACCAATCAGATAAACTGTATTGGAATATCCGACTCCCCCTACTGGGCTATCTGTATACCATTCTGGTATAGGGCATCGGGTAGCCTGTGGTCTCGGGAGCAGGAGCTTGAGATATGGCTCAGGATAAAGGAAGTGCTCGAAGGTCCGAACCAGAAGATAGCCCAGAACGCACAGTATGACATGACAATGCTTCTCGACCTTATGGACATCCACGTCAGGAACCTGTGGATGGATACCATGATAGCGGGGCATCTAGCATATCCGGAACTTCCGAAGGGACTGGACTTCCTCACATCTATATATACAGACCAACCTTACTACAAGGACTGGATAAGAGAGGATAACAGGGATAAGTTCTGGCAGTATAACTGCCTGGATGCGTGTTGTACCTTCGAGGTAGCTTTCGAGATAGAGAAGGAGTTGAATGACCTGGGGATGTGGGAGTTGTATCGCACCTATATACACCAGCTTATCGAGCCTCTGATGGATATGGCCAGACGTGGTGTGAAGCTGGACCTTCCAATAAGGAAGCTGGCTATCAAGGAGTATAAGGAGAAGATAATAGAGTTACAGGGAGAACTGGATGCTCTTGTCGGACATGAGCTAAATGTCTCAAGTCCGAAGCAGATGCAGAAGTGGTTATACGAAGACATTGGATTTAAGCCGAAGTATAAAAGGAGACAGGGACATGGGAACACGGTTACGGCGGACGAAGAAGCCATCAGGGAGCTTGCGAGGACGAACCCCAGACGAGAGTTTGACCTTGTCCTTGAAATCAGGGCAGCTAGGAAAGTGCTTTCCACATACCTCGAAGCGACCATCGACAAAGACGGACGCATCCGAACCACCTATCTCATATCGGGAACTGAAACGGGTAGACTCAGCTCTCGTGAAAGCGTACATGGGACTGGGACAAATCTCCAGAACGTGCCTAAAGGAATTGCAAGGAGACTCTTCATACCAGATGGTGAGGATATATTTGTGGCTGGAGACCTGTCTCAGGCTGAGGCAAGGGTTGTTGCGTATCTTGCTGGAGAAGACAATCTTATTCGGATGTTCGAAGATGGTGGCGACATTCACAGGAGAAATGCTTCAGCGATATTCAGAGTTCGGGAGTCGGGTGTTACTGATAAGCAACGCCAGCTGGCGAAGAGAGTTGTACATGCAAGTAACTACGGAATGGGACCTGTTACATTTGCTAAGCAGGCTGGCATCTCACTCTCGGAGGCCAGACGGCTTCTCAATGCGTATTTCGCTACGTACCCTGGTATCAAGCTCTGGCAAATGAAGACGGTCAGCCAGCTGCAGAAGGCACGCATGCTGACTACACCATTCGGTAGGAAGAGACTGTTCATGGGTACCTTCAATGAGAGCCTGAAGAAGGAGGGATATGCCTATGTGCCCCAGTCTACGGTATCGGATATACTGAACCACGGACTGCTCAAGCTGTATAACTATCAGACTGAGGGTAAGTTCAAGCTCATGCTTCAGATACACGACTCGGTTATGGTAGAGTGCCATCCATCGGATAAGGACTATGTACTGTGGCTGGTAAAAGGCTGCCTCGAGTATCCTGTAGAGATAACCGGACTGGATAGCATTATAAGGACTTGCAGGATACCGGTAGACTTGCAAGCTGGCCCTAACTGGGATGACCTGCGGAAGATTGAGGTGCCTCATGCCGGTTAATATTCCTCCGGACCAGCGGAACAGGGTATTCAGGATGTCGGAGTTGTGCCAGTTGCCTAAGGTGGAGTACAAGTCCTACATCACCGGAGTGCTAAACGCCGGGGAACATTCCATGCTTATCGGGAAGGCTGGGATAGGGAAGAGTGTACTGGCCCTGCAGATGGCTATATGTATGGCTTCAGGTACTGACTTCCTATGCTATGACGTAAGGAAGGCTATACCGGTACTGTACTGCCAGACTGAGGGTCCCTTTGACATGAACATAGACAGGATAGTGTCTATGGCTAGAGGGATAGACTGTAACCTGGAGAACCTGCAACAGATGTGGGTCACCGAGATGAAGCTGAACCTAGCACAGGGATTAAGGGAGTTCATCAATATTGTAGATGAGGACTTAGCTTCCAAGCACCTGCCCTGTCCAAAAGCCATTATCATCGACTCGGTTTACTCGTCGGTAAAGGGGTCTACTTCGGATGATGAGATAGTCAGTCAGTACTGCAATAACCTAAAGCAGATATCCTCCAGGTATGAGGATGCCTCTATCATACTGGTACACCATGAGCACAAGTCCAAGAAGGACTTCGGAGGCAGGGTCGTGCATGAGGATGGCATGGATGCTGTAATGGGCTCGTCTATCTGGACTAACCATGTAGACAGCGGGTACAGACTTGAGGACCTGGGAGCTGGCGGTAGGAAGAGGCTCAGCCAATGGAAGGATAGGAACAAGGTCAGGATAAGCCCACTGGATATCTTCCTGTGTGAGCCTGTGCCACTTCTCTATCTGGTAGCCAAGGAGGACCTTCGCTCAACGGAGTTGGTCTACCATGCCCTGAGGACTAACTATGGGGTAGATGGTACCTTGACTATCCAGAAACTGTGCGGGCACACAGCTCTCAGTATAGAGACTGTCAGGAAAGCTCTTCAGCAACTGCGGTGTGAGGAGAAGATACGCAGGGTCAATGTTGGGGAGAATCCGGCTAGATACGTGAAGGTATAAAGGTAACGCCTGACCTTTAACAGGCAGAGGAGGTTGTAATGGT